GAAATCGACGTTGTCCAGAATGAGGTCGGAGGCCGAGAAGGCCGGAGCAACTCCTGAAGAGGTGACACATGCCACGGTGCTGCTGGTAAGACCAATGGTACACTCATCGTTGGTGTAGAAAATGGCCGCCAAAGATCCGGTGCAGGAGCCCGATGTGGTAGTGGCACCCGAGCCAGATTCAAAAATGAAGAGGCCGAGAGCTTTCGTCTGGTCCCATCCGGCAATCCCTTCGCCGCTGGGTGTTCCAACGGTGGTTTCTGCACCCAGGAGACGGATAAAGGTTAGAGGAGAGCTGTTGCGGAGATATGCTTGCGCAGTATAGGCGCCATAAGTGGGCGCCTGGGTGCTAGATCCTTCGCGCCAGACATCATTGCCTGACGCGCCAGGAGCTGGATTTCCAAAAACCTGTACAAACTCTGAAAAAGAGCTAACAGTGGTGGGCCTAAGTGCGGGGCCCTTGGCGGCGCGGCCAATAATGACCGGGCCGATACCTGCGGGTGACGCAGGAAGTTGGGAGTTGTCGATTTCATTGACAAAAACTCCAGGTGATACAAATCTGTAATTCTTTACTGACATTCGCTACGATCTCCCTAATAACAGTCGAACTTTCACAGTAAATAGTCCGGATCCGCTCCAATAGTATTATTCTCTATAAAATCCATCTTTAATATTATCGGGTATATCTCCGAAGATGGATCTTTCCCGCGAAAACCGATACTCTACAGCATTTTCGCGCTTAACAATTTTGGGTTTTTCTTGGTTTTCCCCCTCACCAATAAGATATCCCAAAACATCGATGCTTATGGTGTTTTCATAGTTCCTGCGCTCCATGCCAAGATTTGCTTTATTAGATCCGTCGCTAAAATCGCCATCAATAAAAGTTTCATAGAAGTGATTTTCATAATGAATCATTTTGGGCATCCGCGAATTTCCCGGAATAGTGATAAACGGCTGAAGAAGCTGATTGATTTGTTGCTGATACTCCGTGCGCAAAGTAACCTCATATTTAATGGTTACCCATGTGGGGATAGGAATGGTAATCGTCTCATAGACAACCCGCTGGGTGGACATATTGCGCTTATTGGTATTGGCATATTTAGATGATACCTGAGCATCTGCCCCATATTTGCGCTTCGACAGGGCATTTTGAAATGCTGCTGTCTTTTTTTGATTTACGCGGCGAGCGACAGTGATGGTACCGCCCTTTTCATCGCGTATAGGATAAAGATTAGCATAAATAGACCCTCTATTATTGGGCTCTTTTACAACCGAAGAGCGATTAACTGTAATAAGGGGTAGCACCAAGAGTTCGTCGGCGCTCCGGATGTCTTTATTGTGTTTAACTTGGTAGGCACGCTCAGCTGTAACCCACAGTACTGGAACTTTCTTAAAGCCTTCGTTAGTCGTGACAGAAAGATTAAGCTCTTCGTCAAGAAAGCGCAACATCGCTCCATCAATTGTTTCAAGTGTTGATGGTGCAAACTCAATTTCATGCAATTTGTCGGCTACATCCTTGTCTCCGATGTAATCGTATTGAGTTGCCTTTGTATTCCGAATTTGTTTTTCTGTACGTTTGCTTCGAGCCATTTGTTGATTCTCCTATCCTACATATATGCCGGCGGGCACATTTTGTAGTACTTTAGCGGTGGAATCTTGAAGCGTAGAATCAGTAGTAGCCATTTCGGCGTATGTAATCTGGTCGAGTAATGTTTTAAGCTCCTCTCTTAAGCCATCTTGTTCCGCTTTAGCTTGAGACAGCAAATCAGTAGCATTTAATGTGACATTGTCCCCCGGAATTGGCACACTAGCAAACTTGCCGCGGACCTGGCCTAAAATTTCCTTAGTTAGCGCCAACGCAAAGCGTCGAATCCACTGTTTACCGATTGAATTAATCTTATCATATGGAAGGTTATTGAAAGGAAGTTGATTCATATTGTTAATCCCTTCAATACCGGAGCGGGGCTGCCCGGTTCCTTCTGTCCAGGGATCAAATTGATTTTCAATAGTAAAATATACCCAAAACTTTTCCGGGCTCGTTGAGTCGGGTGTGGGGAAAATCCTTAAATTATTATTTTTTATTTCATAGGAATAATGAGAAATTCGCGTCCATAACGCATCCTCATAGGCCATGGCCTGAAGTTTGTTCTGCCACGCGGGGACAATTTCAAAGGTGGAGTCGTCCGAGTACTGCCCATATGTACGTAAATTGCCTACAACCGAAAAGCCTCCATAATATCCATAAAATCGCCACATCGCGCGTGGCGTTTTAAAGAATACCTTGCGAATAATCACTCGTTTATCATCAACTTCCCCAAAATAAGGAGCCGCCGTATCGGTTACGGCCGAAGAAGAAATAATATTCTGTAAATCATAATCCTGCTGGCTATCAATACGATCCCAAGAGGCTGAATAAATAGGCAATGTCCCTCCCAGGCCTGTTTCGGTAATACTTCTCTCCGAAACCCTGCGCGCAAAGCCATAGTCGAAGCGCGGATATGTAAGTTCAATATCCGAACCTGACAAAGCATGTCCGGCGACAATTTGACCATCTTGATCAAAGGAAGCGGTGGGTGCGCCAAGCATATTAGATAACACATTTTTAGATTGATGTAAATTAACCAGATAAGAGTACTCAAGAACCGCTTCTTCGTAGGCCGAGTACACACTTCCTTGAGCCAATTCAATATCTAAGACGTCTCCCCCCAATTTCTTATAAGTATAAGCTACTTGATCCGAAGCGCCCGAGAGAAACGCATCTGAAGTATAAATCCCGAACGGAAGGGTAGCGGCTACGTTTGCCGGGGACCCAGTAACGGGCAATACGTTAGAATTAAGCGTTGATGCGGGGTTTAAATTAGGGATAGCCATGAATGTTCCTCAATGAATGCATTACTAAATAGAAAGCCCCGCCTCAAAAGAGACGGGGCTTCACTATTTTGACCTAAGTCAGGTATGACTAGATTAAGTCTTCTACAACAACTAATCCATACATATCCGGACGCACCATCTTCTTGGCGTATCGAGTCATGACTCCCTTACGGGGCACGAAGTCTTCAACACCAAAGATCGTAGGCGTAGTCTGTAGCGGCACATAAGGTGCATATACATAACCGCTCTCCAGGAAGCTACTACCACGTCGGCCAACAAGGACCAAGTTACGTGGGAAGTAAGGATCGACAATAATGTCGAACTTCTTGGAAAGGGAACCTACCTTTACAGCACCCGCGTCGCCGCGGTCGCTATCAGCGGTCACATTAGCACGGAACCCAGCCGTAAACTCAAGCAGGTTGGCAACTTCAGGTCCAACGACCACGAAGTTGGCAGCGCCACGGAGAGTCTTCCGGTGGATCTGTGCCGACACATCATTGATAGTCTCAATGAGGGTCTCATACCACTCGCTCACGTTACCCGTGAAATCGGGCGGGCTCGCCGCATTGGACGCGTCCTGACCGGTTTCCCGATTGACGAACTTGCCGGGGAGGCGCGACCAGTAACGAATACCAGCCGTGGATCCACGAACGAGGTCCTCAATGATCTCTCGATCGATTTCTAGAGCAACCTGCTCAGAAAGAATCTGAGTCAGCTCGACTTCAGCATCAAGGTTGTGGTAGGCGTTAAGATCATGTCCTAACTCCGGAGTCCACTTAGCCTTGAGCTTCTTAGTAATCGCCGTGACAGACACGCTATCGACCTTGATGTCGATCTCGGGAATGTTTGGATTACCTTCGAGTCCCCACTGTGGCGCAGGAAGAACCGCACCAATAGCAGGAGTCGTCCCGCCGAAGTTATCAACCAGCGGGTATGACCATGTTCCCCAGACGCTTGAGCCCGTAGCAGCAGCTAGCAGCTGGCCTAAACCAGCGTGGGCGCCAGAAGTCGGGGTCGCAAAGACCATCAGGATACTGTCGGACGAGCGATCGCCAATGGCGCCGCCGTCAGAGCCGGAACTAAACATCGTAAGACGCCTCTGCAGGACCATTTCAGCGGTTGCAGACGTATCGTCGTCAGCCGATGAAGTCGTGACAATAGTGGCCCAACCGTTGTTGGCCGCAATGCCAGCTGCACCAGAGATCTGGAGAGCAACAAGGTCATCCTGGTTCATGGCTGCCGCGCCCGTGAAGAAGTTATTCTTCGCGGTTTCGACAACAATAACCAAGGAGCCCGAGATATCGGGATCAAACTGGGTAAGAGCGCCGAGAGTGACGTTACCCGTATAACCATTAAAGTTACCAGTAAGGGCCCAGTCAACACCGGCGGTTCCGGTCGCAACGACCCGCAGATCGCTTCGACCACCACCGGCAGGAGAGCCGGGAGGCTGCGAAACAAGAGCGCTCGATCCAGTTGGAGACGAGTAACCGTTGTTAAGGGCGTACGGACCTTCTTCAGGAAGGCTTCCCGAAGTCAGATTAACACCGCCGGTGATCTGGGAACCGACCCGTCCACCGCCATAGAGCGATGAAGAAACCGGATAACCAAGCCGACCAGTAGTCGTACCATCAACACCAACCTCACCCGCAACGGTGAAGTC